AATTGTTATATTTCCCTGGTTTGGCATACACATACCTCTGGGAGATAATTTTCTCATTGGTTTGTGGTTTACTGTTATTTCAATTGTCAGGTCTTATTTATTGCGTAGATTTTTTACAAGGAGAACGGAATGAGTTGGTTAAAATTAGTAATTATTTTATGTATTATGTCTATCGTATTTGTACCTTTCACTACGCATGTTATGTATTATATAATACGTAAAAGTAAATAAGGAGAACAGAATGAAAACCAGTCAAATTAAAAAACTTTTAAAAGGTGTATATGACAATTTTTGTGAGACAATCACTGATGACAATATAAAAAAAATTATTAAGGAAAAAACCTTTATCACAGGTGGAAGCATACCATCAATGATATTAGATGAATTTGTCAACGACTTTGATTTTTATTTTCAAAACAAAGAAGATGCTGAAAAGGTTAAAGCATATTTTTCTGTAAAACAATTAAATATTCAAACAAATAAATTCAAGGTCAATCTTATTACCGATAATGCAGTGAACTTATCTGACAAAGTGCAACTTGTTATAAAATTCAATGGTAGTCCTGATGAAGTTGTTAAAAACTTTGACTGGCAGCACATTAAGTCTTATTTTATCTATCCCGATACGCTTGTCATTCCCGATGATACATATAGACTGCTAGTAGAAAAAGAATTGGTATATACCGGCAGTGAATATCCGTTATCATCACTGATGCGAGTAAAAAAATATATTAAAAAGGGATGGAGTGTTTCAAATCAAACCATAGTTAATATTGCACTTGATTTTCACATGGCTATGACAAAAAGTGAAAAGGGACGTGCTTTTTTAACTGCACCTATTCGAGAAACAGTATCCGTTGAAGATATTATATATCACTTAAATGGCGTTGACCCCATAATTATTCAAGATAAACTACAAAAACAAGCCGGTGAGTATTTGACGATAAAAGAAATTATAAAATTAATACAGCGTTAAAAGGAGAACAAATGAAAAAAGATATTGGTAAGTTGCGATGGGATTTCATACCTTGGGACGCATTGGGCGAAGTTGTGAAAGTATTTACATTCGGGCATACCGTCAAGGGATATGATGAAGAGGGTTGGAAACATTGCAAACCAGTTGTGTACAAAGAAAAGGCACTCAGGCATTTTATGGACTGGCTACAGGGTAAAAAACATGACGATGAATCTGGCTTCTTTACTTTAGCCCATGTTATTTTTAACGTCTTGTGTTTGCTTTGGTTTGATTTGTGTAATGAAACTAACAAAAAAACTCAACGTGATAAAATTCATGCCGATGAATTAAAAAAGGTTATGCAAGGTATGAATGAATTGACGGGTACACTCGATTCAGTGAAGATGAATTATCATGAGCGTGAAGAACAGCCGTGTAAGTGCGAGTGCAGCAAAAAAGATGATGGCCGTATGTATATCGATGGACGTGAATTTAGCAATCGTAAATGGAGTGCTAATTATTGTATAAATACAAGACAATGGCCGAATTGTTTAGAATGTATAATGAAAGACAATTGTAAATATAATTTAAAAGAAATTGGTAATGTCTAATGAGTCAAAAACAAGCTAAAAGAATTAAGCGCAAAGTTATGAAGTTGAAGAAAGAGATTATCAAAGACGCACTGCTGCAGCTACGTGCATATGCGTTGAACGATCGTATTAAGTTCGCATGGTATCTAATAATGTCACCTATACTTGACCAAATCAAATTGACATGGGCGAAGGCGGAATCAATATTTAAAAAAGGAGCAACGAATGTTCGATAACAATGACAATTTTTGTGGAAGATGTGAGCATGTCTGTGTTTCTATTTATACACACAAATACATCAGTTGTGGATTAACACAAAAAACGACTACGTGGTGGAGCACATGCGAAAGCCACAAAGTTCCAGAAAAAAAATATTGGGTTCATTCCGGCAGTGTTCCATTTGATGCGTGATTAAAATATGACAAGGATTTATGAATGGAATATGAAAAACGTACAGTCAATAAAGACGAGGAACGTGATATAATCATTGGCCTTATCGTCAGCACTGAATTTATTAAACAGATTAAGCCCGTGTACAAAAAGGAATACCTGACCCTGCCTTATGCCAGACATGTTGCGGATTGGTGCGTTGAATACTATGAGAAATACGACAAGGCCGCCAACAAAGAAATTATAGCTATTTTTGAATCGAAAAAGTCATTGATAAGAGATCCAGACCAGATTGAGACCATTGAAATATTTATCAACAAGTTGAATGACAGATTTGAGGAAGCTGGCAGTTTTAATGTGGCCTACAATGTTGACAGGGCAGTGCAGTATTTTAAAAATTCAGCAATTGACAACATGATCGAACGTATTAAAGTTGCTAAGATTACCGGCAATTTGATTCAAGCCGAGGCAGAGATTAGCAACTTCAAGCGTGTTGAAAAAGGCAGTGGTTGCAGCACATCGGTGTGGTGTGATCTCGAAGAAGCATTAAAAGTAGTTAGATTAGATGATAATGATATTGTCATGAAGTTCCCTGGGGATTTGGGCAGGGTTATTCGGCCCCTAACCAGCGATGATTTTGTCGCTTTTATCGGGCCAGCGAAAAGAAGTAAGACCTGGTGGTTGATTGAGACAGCACTGCAGTGTAGTTTTAACAAAAAGAATGTGCTGTTTGTATCGTTGGAAATGCCAGCTAAGAAAATCAGGGAACGTATTTTTCAGCGTATTACCGGTGAGGTTGTGTCATTGTATGAAGAAAATGACACCATGCAAGAAGTTGAGATACCTTATTTTGACATAAATTTTGAAATCAATAACAAGATTTTCAAGCGCAAAGAATTGAGGAAGAGATTGTCAACAACTTCTATTATAAAAAAAATGAAAAGCATTGAAACGTTTCTAAAGTCGGACAATTTTAAAATCATATCTGAGCCGTCAAATACTTTTACTGCTGCGGCTTTAGAAAGTGCTTTAGATAATCTTGAAAATTATGATGGTTTTATCCCCGATGCTACTATAATCGATTATGCCGATATTCTGGGTAGTGACAAGCGTCAGGACCACAGGAACATGATAAATGACAAATGGGAGGGCATACGTACAATTGGCCAAAAACGTCATATGTTGATGGTAACGGCTAGTCATACAAATAAGAGCACTTTTAACAGGGATTGTGTTGCTGATGATGTCGTCGAAGATACGAGAAAATTGAATCATATAACGATGTGTATAGCTATAAATCAAATGCGTGAGGATAAAGACAATGGTGTACAGCGTCTATCTGTTGTCATAGATAGGTTGGGTGAGTTTAATACATCCAGACAAGCTGTGGCAGCACAATGCTTTGCCATTGGTGGTGTGTGTTTGGATTCACGTATAAGATACAAGGGATATAAGGTACAAGAATGAGCTATACCAATTTACATAGTCATACATCGATGGGTTCGCTTTTAGATGGCATGGGAACTACTGATAAGTATTGTGAATATGCATCTGAATTGGGTATGCACGCCCTGGGTATAAGCAATCACGGTACTATCAATGATGCTTTAGAGTTTCAAAACTCGTGCAAAAAATATAATATCACACCCGTATTTGGAGTGGAATTTTATGTTGTCGAAGATATAAATGTCAAAGTTAAAAAAGAAATACGCTCACACATACTCGCTTTTGCAAAGAATGAAAGAGGTTTTCAAAACCTGCTGAAGATGATCACCGTCTCAAATCTTGAAGGTTTTTATCATCGGCCCAGGATTGACTGTACCATTCTATTGGCACACAGCGATGATCTGGTCATTACTTCGGGATGTTCATCGTCACCGCTCAATTTTGGCTATGGCAGGGATCTATTTAATGCGTTAATAGAAAAGCAGAAAGATGATGTATTTTTAGAAATCATGCCGCACCTGCATAAAGAGCAATATGTCGTCAATGAGATTTGCTTGGCACTGTCAAAAAAACGTGGTGTGAAGTTAGTTGCAACTAATGACAGCCACTACGTTAAAAAAGAGGACGCACTCAGTCATGAGGTGTTGTTGGCTATAGGTACACAAAAGACATGGACAGATCCTACACGATGGAAATTTAACGGCAACGACTTCTATCTCAGGGATAGGCGTGAGATGACTATGGCTTTTGTCGCACAGGGACAACTTGAAAAAGAAGTGTTTGGCGAAGCCATTGCCAATACTCAGTTGGTTGTTGATAAGTGTAAGGACTTAACATGGATCAACAGCCAGCAGCCGAGTCTGCCAAGTATAATAAAAGTAAATGGTACTACCGATTCTGAACAGCTTGAAAAATTATGTGTGCAGGAGTTTCATAATAAAATCATAGATACAGATAAAGATTTGGATTTGTACAGAAACAGACTTGATGAAGAACTTGCACTTATTAAGGCAAAGAAATTTGAACGCTATTTTTTACTTGTCAAGGATCTCCTGGATTGGTGCAGGGAACAAGACATCATGGTCGGACCTGGCAGGGGATCAAGTTCGGGTTCGCTAGTATGCTACCTGTTGGGGATAACCAGTATTGATCCTATTAAGCATGGTTTGTTGTTTTTCAGATTCTTGTCGCCGGACAGGATTGACTTACCTGATATTGACACTGACTTTAGTGATATTGACCGACCACGCATACGCAAAAGGCTTGAAGAGTTATATGGCCGATATAACGTTGCCAGTATAAGCACGTATTCAATTCTACGTGGCAGGGGTGCGGTCAGGGACGCTTCCAGGGTATTCTCAGTACCACTCAAAGACGTAGCAAAGATATGTGCTGTTGTCGAAAAGAAAGTAGGGGACGATGAGGGCAATGACGCTACAGTAGAAGATGCACTGACCAATTTTGAAGAGGGCAAGGCATTTATCGAAAAATACCCCGAAGCTTCAAAACACGCCATAGCTTTAGAGGGTCAGTATCGCAACAAGGGCGTACACGCCGCAGCTATTGTCGTGGCAGATAATGACTTGCGTGATGGTAGCAGATGTGCTTTATCGCTTGACAAAGACAATGAACTTGTTATAAATTGGAGCAAGCTGAGTATTGAACATTTTGGTTTGGTTAAAATTGATGTACTTGGTTTGAAAATGCTTACAGTTTTGAATTATTGTAGACAATTAGTAAAAGCCAATCATGGTGTTGACATTGATTTTAATAAGATTGATATTGAAGATGAACGCTGTTATAAGGAGTTTTCAAAAGCCAATACTACGGGCTGTTTCCAATTGGGATCTACCAATATAAAAAAGTTCTGTAGACAGCTTGGGGTTGACAATTTCGACACCCTGGTTGCTACCACGGCTTTGTACCGGCCAGGTCCACTTGGATCAGGAGCTACTGAGGTTTATATAAAGCGCAAAAATGGACATGAACCCGTGCCAAAATGTCACGACTTGCTTGATGAAATAACAAAAGATACCTATGGCATTATAATTTATCAGGAACAGTTAATGCGTATCATTAATGAGATTGCTGGCATGGACTGGAAAACTACTGACAAGATCAGGAAATTAGTGGGTAAATCAAAAGGTATTGATGCCTTGCGTGTATATGAGGACCAGTTTGTTGAAGGTTGTGCTAAATCCGGCACATTGAGAGAAGAACAGGCTATTTCACTATGGAATGATTTGGTAAGTTTTGGTAAGTATGGATTCAATAAATCTCATGCTTGTTCATATTCATACATCACATTATGGGATATGTGGTTGAAAATAAACTACCCTTTAGAGTTTATGTGTGCGCTCTTAACCTATGGTACTGAGAACAATGACGATAAAAACGCCTATGTTGAGGAAGCATTTAGGCTTGGTATTGACATCAGACCACCTAAAGTAGGTATAAGTAAAGCCCAGGAATGGGTTATTTCATTAAATACCTTGTATTCACCATTTGTTGAAATCAAGGGAGTTGGTGAAAAAACAGTCAAGCTCTTTGAAAAGTTAGGCAAGGCTGACTTTGTTGAGCAAACCACCAAGGGCTTCATAAAGAAAGAAAAACCAGTCATTAGCACAAGATTTGTCAACATTTTGAACAAGATCGGTGCTTATGAAGATCGGGTCTTGACCGATGAGGAAAGTGATAGTGTCAGTCAATTTTTGGGTGTGTCCTTGGTCAGGAACAAGCTGTATAAGTATAGGCGACTAATAAAGTTAGTCTCATCTAATATTGTCATTTCAACAGTGAAAGATATTAATATTGATGACATTGACAATGAATACCGGTATTATTTTGGTATGATCACTGAGTTAAATTTGTCAACACGTATGGGTAAAACCGGTAAATATAATGTTGCCGCAGCTTCCTTCAAAGACCAGACCGGTGAGACAAAGATTGGTTTTGACTATGAATTGTACAAGCACCAGACATCTGAGATAGAACACTGTGAAGACCAGATCATTATCATCAAAGCCTATTGTCCGAAACGGGCAGGTTCATTGGTTGTTACTGAGGCGTGGTTTATGGATGATATTCTGCAGGGTGATTTAGATACGTTGTTGTTTGCACTGTCACAACGTGCAAGGTATTACCCCAAAGACGTACTGACATGTGAGGACTGTGTATTACATACACACAATAAGGGCCGGACCATGCCAACCCTGGGAACAAATGCTATGATTGTTTTTGAGACTGGCAATGATAATAATGACTCGCTATGGCGTGAATTGAGGAAATATGATCTGAGTAGCAAAGACTTTTACTGTACGCCTATGATAAAATGTAATGTACCGGCCAAGACAGTTACAAGAAAAGAAACTGATTGCTGTGCAAGGTGGTTGGATGATGAAATCCAAGCCATACAACCCTATCTGATTCTGAGTATTGGTAATGTCGGCATCAAGTATTTTACTGCAGAAGATTCAGGCATACAAGCTAAGAATGGGCATTGTGAATGGGATGAGCGTTATGGGGCGTGGATTATGCACTGTATAAGCCCTGCAAGCACGTATTATGAGTCAAATATAAAGCCTTTTCAGGAAACTGTAAAAAAATTTGCTGAAAAGATAAAAAATTTGGGAACAATTCCGTTTTAGGCATATATTATTAAGTATAGGCTACAATATTAAAGAGGTGTTATGAGTGAATTAAATTGGCAGAAAGATTCTCAAATTGAGATCGATGCACTGGATTTGGAATGGGTAAGGCACAGCCACAAGTATATGCTGTATAGTGAAGCCGCAGCCAGGGCAAACGATATTGTCAGGCAGAGGAAAAATGATCTTGAAATAGTTGATGCAAAACTCGATCAAATTCTGAGAATTGAAGCTGAGGGAACGAGTAAAAAATTGACCGCAGATGCGATTAAAGCGTCTATAACGGCGAATGAAGAACATATCAAGGCTTTAATCGCCTACAATGACGCACTGTATCAATCCGATTTATGTACTTCTGCAGTCAAGGCAATGGATCATAAAAAAGCAGCATTGCAGAATTTGGTACAGCTTTGGGCGGGTTCATACTTTGCCGGTCCCAAACAGCCTCGTGATCTTAAAAAAGAAATTGACATCCAACAAGAGGGTGTGCAACAAGAGATGGATAAAGTCAGAGCACGTAGACGATTACAAAATAATTAAGGAGATTTATAATGGCATTAACTAGAGAAGAAAGATTAGAGGAAGCGAGAAAACGTACACGTACCAATGCTGAGAACAAGGACAGCTATGGTGTGCATGGCAAAACAATTTTAGATTTTGAAAAGGCCGGTGGCTACAAAAAAGATATGTTTTACAAACCCAAACCAGGTCTGAACCATATCGATTTTGTTCCGTTCATGGTCAAATCCGATAAGCATCCACGTAAGGTCAAGGCCGGAAATTACGAATATATTCTTGACATATTCGTGCATCGTGGAGTGGGACCGGCAAAAGATAATTTTATCTGCCTACAAGCACAATTCGGTAAACCTTGTCCGATATGTGAAGCCAGGGAGTTGTTAAAACTTGATCCTGAAGCTACTGAACAGGAAATCAAGTCACTTTATCCGAAAGCACGGTGCTGGTACAATGTTATTGATCTTGACAGCAAAGACAAAAACCAGCCAGTGCAGATTTTTGAAGAATCAAAATTTCTGTTCGAGAAAGAACTGCTTGAATACATAACGGCAAAAAATGAGTTCGATTATTGGGATTTTGAAGTAGGCAAGACTCTTGAATTTTTTGCCTCAGAAAACAAAAGCGAAAAAGGTTCTTTTTTCAAGTACAAGCAATTTCATCTCGACCAAAGACAGCCCTATGGTCCTGAGATATGCGATGAAGCCTATGATCTTGTTGAACTCTTACATATCCCAACATATGAAGAAGTGAAAGCATCTTTTCTTGGTACTGACATAAATGAAGTAGAACCAGCACCAGCAGAAGCACCGGTACGGGCCAGAACAAGGGGCGAAGCCGCACCTGCACCTGCACCAGAACAACCTTCTAGGAATAGGGGGCGGGGTATTCAGGACGAGATTAAAGAAGAACAAAAGGAACTCGCTCAAAATCTTGATACTTCACGTAGACGTTCACGACCAGTAGCAGAAGCACCTGCAGGTGAAAGATTGTGCAGCTTAGGTCACAAGTTCGGTATTGACAACAACAAAAACGGACAGGATTGTGCGGCTTGCCCTGCTAAAGAATACGATGAGTGTGCTGACGAGAACGATCGAATTAACGCCAGAGGGTAAAATATGGCCGTAAGTATTAACTGTATTGAAGAAGCACTTTTTGAACTTGAAGATTGTATATCCCTTCCTGAAGCTGAAGCCTTGCTTAAAACACAAGGCTTCAAAATCAGTAAGGTGTCAATGATCGCCTGGATTAGAAAATATCCTATAGGAATGAAAGTGGGAGGGCGATGGTATGTCAACCCAAAAGCTCTTTCACTTTTGCTTGCTGGTAAAATAAGTGCAAGATACAAACCGTTGGAGAAAAAGGTTAAGGGGGTATTTCGTGGGTAGGCCAAGAAAAACTGAAGCTGAAGTCGCTGACATAGCAGGTCAGATTGAGAAGGGGATAAAAGAGATTGAGGACAATCGTAGTCTTGAATTTTTCAGCACAGGATCTGATATATTCGATCTCATATGTGGCAAGGGCGTATGTTTTGGAAAGATGATAAATATTATTGGTGGTTCTAGTTCTGGTAAAAGTTTTATTTGCAGTGAAATAATTGCCCGTGCAAGAAAAATATACGGTAACAAAATAAAATGGAATTATAAGGACTGTGAGGCCGGATATAGTTTTGATTCACAAGCTCTTTGGGGACTTGATATTGTCGATGAAAACAGTGCTGAAGTAGATACTGTTGAAGATTTTGCAATCGATATACGGAATGAACTTGGTAAACTTAAATCAGATGAAAAGTTGGTGTATGTTTTGGATAGTTATGATGCTTTATCTTCGTTTGAAGCATCTAAAAATTATAATAAAAAGCTCACGGCTATTGAAAAAGGTAACAAGGTCGATGGTGATTATGGTATGACCAAAGCCAAATTCATCAATGAATTTTTTAGAGAAACTATTCGTGAAATAAAAGAAAAAAATTGTCTGTGGATAATCCTGTCACAGACCAGAGATAATATCGGTGCAGGTACATTTGCACCAGCTAAAAAACGAAATGGCGGTGATTCGTTGCAATTTTATTCTGCCATAGTACTATGGCTTAGAGTAGCAGAAAAATATGGTAAGCAAGGCCGCCAAACCGGTATCAGTGTCCATATTAAAAATGACAAGAATAAATTGGCTAACCCATTTAGAGAGGGATATATCGATATTATTTTTGATTATGGCATTGATAACATCGGTTCCAACATAAAATTCTTATATGATTTGTACACACCCGAAGGGTATGTCAAGGACAGTGTTGAGGGAAAAGCCAAAAAGAAAAAAGATGGCACAGAAGAAACAAAAGTTGCAATGCTTGATTGGGACGGTCAGGAATATACGTACAAAGAACTTATAAAGTATGTTGAAGCCAATAATTTGGAACGTGTGCTTACCGGCAGAGTCAAACAGAAGTGGGCAGAGCTTGAACGCAATCTCGATTTTGAAGGTCGTAAAAAGAGGTATGAATAATGGTTTATTGTGGCATTGATAACGGCGTTTCTGGCAGTATAGGATTTGTTGGTGGTAGGGAAGCCTCTTTTGAATTGACACCAGTAAAACTTGTAACAAACTACCAAAAGACTGCAAAGCAGTTGCATAGGATCGATTTTAAGGCATTGACACGGCGTTTTCATTTTTTCCTATCCACAGATATTAAAATATTTTTAGAACGCCCCTTGGTCAATCCTGGACGTTTTAACGCCACTGCATCGGCATTGCGGGCATTTGAGGCAACATTGATTTGTCTTGAAGAATTGCAATTGCCATATGAATTTGTTGACAGTAAGCAATGGCAGAAGAAAATGTTACCTGCAGGGTTAAAGGGATCTGACAATTTGAAAAAGGCATCGATGGACATTGGTATAAGAATGTTTCCGCAATTTGAAAAATTGATCACAAAACATAAAGATGCCGATGGTATACTCATCGCAGAATGGGCTAGGAGAGAGAAACTTTGACAACGCAACATGAAGTAAGACGTGCCATTACACAAGCCGTAAGGAACACAAGCAGGTTCCCGACACTGCAAGAATTGTGTACGGCATTGAATTTTAGTGCTGAACAAGTATATAAATACATGAACTCCCTGGTTGAGGATCAGTATTTAGAACGACAGGGCCAGTGGTATAAATTTGCTGCGGATAAAGAAGTGATAGAACCAGTAATAATTACGCCAGAACCGGTACAAGATATAACTGAGTTGAGTAACGATGTAAATGAATCGCCACAAATTACCGAGAAAAATGTAACGAGAAAAACTAATAAGCGCACAGCAAAAAAAACTAATCCTGTTTACCGAGTGCAGGTAAGAATCATACAAGCTGTAATGGCATTTATAGGCACTGGTGCAGCACTTATAAGTATTTACTATACAAATATATGGCTTATAGAATTTCTGCCTTTTATTATAGCTGTGCTGTTGTCGGTTATTATGGTTGGATTCAGTGTGTTCGCTTTTGAAGTAATTATTTTGTTCTGTACCGGTGAGGTTACACATAACAAGTGGGCGCAGGGCACTGTTATTGTTGGATTTGCCCTGTTGTGGTTTGTTGCAACATCCTTCAGTGTGTTTTCGACAATTGCTGGTCAGGTCAACAAAGAGTTCCAGAAAAAAGAACAAAGCGAGATGAGTGTTGAATCCAATTCCAGGGAACAGTGGAAATTGCTACAGGAACAAAAAGCTGAGTTGAAAGATAGATTAAATGACTATCGCACCCAAGTACAGACCTATACCCAGGTGCTATCGGGCATGAACAGTGTAGCCGGTAGAGAAGATAATAAAAACGCATGGAACGACATTAATTATAAACTGTATGCTGCACAGGGTGCAATCACAAGTATTCTGAGTAAGATGGAAGAGGTTAGGGCAAATGAACGCAAAATAATAGACGAATCAAAGGGTAAATCTTTTGTATCGAAGGTAAAAGCAGAAAAGAATATCGATTTTTATGCGTGGTTGGCTAAAATATTTGGCATCAGGGCAGATCGTGTTCAGTTTTTTATGGCGTTAATGCCAGCAGTATTTGTCGATTTGATTGCACCATTTGGGTTAGCTACGGCATTATTTTTAAAACATAAATATCAGTAGAGGAATTATGATTTCTTCATTAGTCATACAAAATTATCAAAGCCATCTCGATACCACTCTTGAATTTGATCCAGGGGTTAATATTATAATCGGATCTTCAAGATCGGGTAAGACTGCGGTACTCAGGGCATTGAATTGGAATAGGTACAACAAGCCCGCAGGGTTGGCAATTAATTCATACTGGAACAGGGACAAAAAAAAATTGCCCAACGCTCCCATTAAAAGCATAGTAAAGTTAGGCAAGACTAACATTGTTAGAGAGCGTGACAAAACATTCAATGGTTATGAAATAGACGGTGAACGCTATGAAGCCATTGGCGCAGACGTTCCTGATTATATTGAAAAAATCTGGAACATGGGCGAAGTCAATATACAGAAGCAATTTGACCAGCCCTTTTTGCTATCTGAATCTGCAGCAGAAGTAGCACGTTTTTTTAATAAAACTATTCACCTCGACAAAATTGATACAGTATTGTCCCAAGCAGAGACAAAAAGACAGCGAACGAATAAGGACATCAAAGAAAAGACTGCAACTTTAGAGGAATTGCATACAAAGATTGCTAAATATGATTGGATTGAACCGGCAAATAGTTTAACAATATTATTTGAACGTTTCAATAAGAGATTTGAAGAAAAGAATAAGATATTTGTGGAGTTAAAAGATTTAGTAGAATATGTCAATACCGAACAAAAGCGTATTGATACCATACCCAGGAATTTAGATCAGGCCTTGTCGATAATGATTGATATTGAAAAACTTGATAGCAATATTGAGTTAAAGATTGAAAAAGAAACTGAGCTGATTGCGCTGTTAAAACAGATAAGAGATTTAGAACACGCCATTGCAGTAGTTCCCGATATGGGAACTATTGATACACTGATGGATAATATATTCAATATTAAACAAGCATTAGATGCAAAAAATGATGAATACAATGCATTAAATCGAATTGTCGCAGATATTTTAGCACATAATACTACAATAGAATCTCTTGAACAAGTCATAGAAAATTACATCATACAGATGCCAGATATATGTCCGGCATGTGGCAATCAAATTAAAAAGGAGATTTAATATGTTTACGATGATTGTTGGAACAGCGTGTATGTTTATTGGATGGTGGGCAAGGGGTGAAGAAATTAAACGTGATCGAGCAAAACCAAAAGCAGAGGATAAAAATGCCTAAATTTATATTTGCTGCAGATTTGCACCTGCGTAAGTCAGTGCCTAAATGTAGAAAAGAAACTGAAGATGAGTGGTTTATGCAACAATGGAAACAGTTGAATTTTATAGTTGAAAAAGCAATAGAATATGGGTGTGATGTATTATTGGGTGGCGATACATTTCATACATCAATTGTACAAGATGAGATTAAAAATATGTTCATCAATGCTTTTAGTACTATTAAAGTATCGGGCATTGCCGGACAACACGATCTTCCCGAACATTCATGGCGCAATCTGAATAAATCCAGTTATGGCGTATTGAAAAATACTGATGTGCTACCATCACCTTCGATATGTAGCTATTGTCATTTTGGCACTGATATTGTGACTGTTAATGATGAGATCATGCTTGTTCATGAGTTGGTGTTTGAAAACGCACAGAAGATTCCTCCCAATGTCAGGGCAAAAACAGCCGAACAAATGCTTGACGAATATCCAAAAGCGAAGTGGATATTGTGCGGGGACCAGCATCATGGCTTTTACTATCAAAAAGGCAAAAGACATGTAATCATGGCTGGATGTATGAATAGACAAGCCGCAGATTTTATTGATTATGAACCCTGTATATGGTATATTGATACAGAAAGCGATGAAGTAGTACGTATCCTTATTCCCGACGACAGGAACATGATCAGTGACAAACATATAAAAGACAAGGATGAACGCACTGATAGAATTTCAGCATTTGTGTCACTGATAAAAGATGCAAAAGCTGTAAGTCTCGATTTTGATGAAAACGTCAGAAATGGTATTATCAGCAATCCTGACTTGCCAAAAGATGTCGTCAATGTAATTGAAGAATTAATGAATACATAAAAGGGGAAAATATGAAAATCGAAGAATTTAATGAATTGAGGAAGAAAATTGAAGATGCCAAGACCAGGAAAGCCCGTGCAGAAGGATCTCTTTCTGAAGCTGTTGCAAGGTTAAAACGTGAATTTGGATGTGTTGATGTCAATGCAGCAGAGGCAAAACTTAAAACACTTCAATTTGAAATCGAGTCTGATGAAGTCAAACTTTCAACTATGTTAAACGAACTTGAAGGAGTTACGGAATGGGCAGTGCTATAGCAAATTATAAAGAAAAACTGCAACGTGCTCAGGGTACACGGTCATATATCCAGAAGCAAATAGTTGAAACTGAGCATGGTTTAATAACATCAGAAAGTTATTTACGTGCTTTGGAACAAGCGCAGTTGTTCTTGCAAAAAATTGCACAGGATACGCAAAATCAGTTGAGATTTCACATCAAAGACATCGTACAGCTATGTCTGGACACGATCTGGCCTGGGGAAGTGCAATTTGATGTTCTGTTTGAAATTAAAAGAGGAAAGACAGAAGCCAAACTTGTGTTCACAGTTGACGGTGAAGAAGTCGATCCTTTAGATGCAGATGGTGGTGGCTTAGTCCAGATCGCAGCGTTCGCACTCAGAATAGCGGTATGGACATTGGGTAAGACCAGGAATACGATTGTGTTGGATGAACCTATGAACGCCTTGTCAAGTGATTCACAGCCCCTAGCTGCAGAGATTATCAAGGAGTTGTCAGATGAATTGGGCATACAGTTTATTATTATTACACATCAGAATGAATTGACGGGGATAGCTGATAAGATTTTTAAAATGAAGCGTACCAGAATAGGCGAATATTATCAAAGTGAGGTTGTATAATGGAAAAAAGCGCAATGAAAAGAGCAGCATTAAAGCACTATAATAGAATGATTAAATGGGCTGGTAAACAACCCGCTAATGAAAAGGTTAGTACTACAAAAATGAAAACGTTATTACATGAAATATATTTTGGTGATGATTGTGTGTATTGCCAAGAAGATCTGAAACAGCAAAAGAAACAAAATTATCCCGTCTGTTCAGAATGTGCATTATGTAAAAATGACGAATGTTGTGATCGGCTATGGTCGAAAATGGTCTATTCTAAAACATGGAAGACATGGATAAAAAATGCACAGCTAGTGCGTGAGTACATCAAAAAGAATGGCTAATTGCTTTTTGGTGTAGTATCTACTGGCAGGGGTGGTACGGGTTGTACCGGTACGGGTGGTGTTGGGTTCGCCACAACATCATCTTCAGCATCAATTTCAACCGGACCGACCTTTACTTTGATACCACGTCTGCACATACGATAAACTACAGCACCAACAAGTACAGCTATAATTGCCATATTGAACCATAGTGGGAATTTTCCAATAAGTTCTGTCATTGTTTTTTTTCTTTTAATATTTTAAAAATTTTATTGCTGCCGCCCATCTTTATAGTGCTTTTTATCTTGCCATCATTTTTTTTGGTTTT